CATTACTAACTTGGGATGAATTGGAATTAAAGTTGGTTTTACCTCCACGACTATCTTCGGTAATCGCGGTTAAACGAATGTATTTATCCACTAAGCTCTGGTCCGATGGTATATTATAACTTGCACCAGTAGCACCATTTATGTTGGACCAAATACTATCATCATCCGAAACTTGCCACTGATGGGAAATAAAGGTAATCGTTCCATCCACATCATTGATTGAATAGGAGTATGATACGGTTCCACCTTCTGCGATAGTTCCTGTGATGGTTAATGTTCCAGTAGCTGCATCATCCACATTACTAACTTGGGATGAATTCGAATTAAAATTGGTTGTACCTCCACGACTATCTTCGGTAACCGCGGTTAAACGTATGTATTTATCCACTAAACTCTGGTCTGATGGTATAGTATAATTTGCTTCTGTAGCACCGTTTATGTTGGACCAAACACTATCATCATCAGAAACTTGCCACTGATGGGAAATAAAGGTAATTGTTCCATCCACATCATTGATTGAATATGAATATGTTGCATCTCCACCTTCTTCCACTGTACCTGTTATGGTTAATATTCCAGTAGCTAAGTCGTCCACATTACTAACTTGGGATGAATTCGACATAATATTTGTTATACCTCCCTGACTATCAGTAGTTGTAACAGTTACACGAATATATTTATCCACTAAACTCTGGTCGTCTTGTATGCTATAACTTGTTCCATTAGCATCAACTATATTGACCCATGTACTATTATCATCAGAAACTTGCCACTGATATACAAATGTTAACCCACCTTCAATATCCGTTATGTCGGTTATATATTGAAGTGTTCCGCCTTCTTCCACTATACCTGTCATAGTTAGTGTCCCAGTTGCGGGGTCATCCACATTTGTTATTGTAATACTTGTGTTGGCGGTATTACTTACCACTCCATAGTTATCTTTTACATAATAAGAAAATGAGTCAGAACCAAAATAATGTTCTGACGGAGTATATTTTATTTGCTTATTCATTAAATCTGTATTTACTGAAATATCCAATACACCATGTAGGGGGGCTGTTTCAATTACATATTGAATATAGTTCTTACTCGTCTCATTTATATCAACATCGTATCCATGTAATTCTATTACATTTTGGATACTGTCCTCCTTCACAGTATAATTTATATCGTATGCTATGGGGGCATGATTTTCAGCAACAATAATACTACTTAATGAAATAACAGCTTCAGATGTAGGCATCACGACAAAATCCCCTGCGTTCTTAGTTTCGACTGCTCCGCCATTAATAGATACGTTAAATATATCCTTTGTTACTTGTTCTATTGTTAATGTATCACTTGATAAGGTAACCGTTACTTTGTTACCTGGAGTGGTATTCACATACGTAGCCGAATTTTCAATATTATCTGTAATGTCTACACTTAGAGGATTATCGACTGTGGATGTAGAACCGTCTAGTATTCTGACCTTATCTATATTAGATGCTAATTGTGGAAATGGCAATACATCAATTGGTATATATAAATCAACCGCAATATTGTCTTGAGATGTAGTAACATATTTGTTTATGATAGAACTTATATTCGACTTTACATTGTCTCTTTTTTCTTCCTCAGTTGCTTTATCGGGTTCATCAATTAAAATATTTATATGTGTATTGTCTAATTGCGTAAATGAAGTTAAGTCTCCATCGATTATAATATCTACCGGTTCGGGTAAACTGGGTGGTAAGTCATTGACAGTTACATTATAATCAGCATTGTTCGGGAGTACTACTATTGAGAATGTAGTAACCGCAAATTCATTATAACTATCATATGCGTTCAATGTGATAACGGAAGACCCGGAGTTATTACTATAGGTGATTGTTAACATATACCCATTTACAGATGTACTTACCAATGTTGGATTGTCTGAAATAGCTGTAATTGTTATTGCATCACCATTTATATCAAAGAACGTATTTGATAAATTTATCTGGCTACTGGTTTCACCAAAATTAATAATGAGAGGATTTACTATAGTAGCTACTACAGGTGGTTTTTGAAATGGGATAAAAAATGTTTTGGAAAAATGATAAGTTCCATCGTCGGTTGTTATACGCACAGAGTGACCGTCAAAGTTGAATATATCTGTAAATACTGTATTTGTGTATAGTTTATCTCCTTGAATATAAAATAACGATATATCATCCAAGGTGTATACAAATGAGAACGAATTTATATCTTTGCTGCTGATACGCGCTATTTCGGTTCCTATCGGCACATTCGCAAACAAGGTATAGGATGATAAATAAATATCGGTAGGTCCAAATGTATTTGCAAGAGTTCTATTTACACTCAACTTAGAATATTTGGTGAGTTGTGATAAACGCATACTCCTGGTGAGGGTTTTGTCGTTACTGGAACTTGATATTTTTGAATTATCAGTTCTAGATACGCGGGGATTCGCACTAAACATTTTTGGCATTTTGATTGATTGTCCCCTATTATACAATGCTTAGAAAATTGAAAAGAATTAAGTTGTAACTGTAATAAACAAACACTCATATACTCAGTATAGTAATAATGTCTTCCAGTACCAGTAATCTCGCTACTCAATATCAGCGCAAAACTGATAAACAACACATTCTGGATAATCCAGATACGTATATCGGTTCGGTTGAAAATGTAGATTCACAGATGTGGGTGTATGACGATGAGACCAACAAGATAGTCCTGCGTGATATTGAATATATCCCAGGACTTTACAAATTATTTGATGAAGGTATTGTCAATTGCCGAGACCATGTGATTCGTATGATTCATTCACCTCTACTTGATAAAAAATTTGTAACGTATATTGAAACCAACATTGAAGATGATGGTACTATCACTATGACAAATGATGGTAACGGCATTGACATCGCTAAACATCCGGAATATGACCTTTGGATTCCCGAGATGGTGTTCGGTCATCTACGCACGTCAACTAATTATAACAAAGATGAAAAACGTATTGTCGGTGGTAAGAATGGATTTGGATTCAAATTAGTTTTAATTTGGTCGTTGTATGGACGTGTTGAAACTATCGACCATACTCGTGGATTGAAATACGTTCAAGAGTACAGCGATAATCTAGACAACATCTCCCCCCCGGTTATTACAAAGGTTCCCAAAACTACTAAACCGTATACAAAAGTTACATTTCGTCCAGATTATGCTCGCCTTGGAGTTCCTGGATTAACACATGACATGTTAATGCTCCTAAAAAAGCGTGTGTATGATATTGGTGCGGTAACCGACCATTCTGTCAAGAAAATCAAAGTAATGTGTAATAACGATATTATTCCGGTTAAAAACTTTCAACAGTATATCGATTTATATATTGGCGGTAAGGATACCTCGAAGCGAGTGTATGAGAGTAAAGATGACCGGTGGGAATATGCGGTTGCTCTTTCGCCTACACACGAGTTTACACACGTCTCCTTTGTAAATGGTATTTGTACGTTCAAGGGTGGAAAGCATGTGGACTATATTACCGGACAGATTACTCGTAAATTATGCGATTACATTGAAAAGAAGAAGAAGATTAAGGTGAATCAGTCCGCTATTAAAGAACAATTGATGTTGTTTGTCCGTTGTGATATTGTAAATCCTTCCTTTGATAGTCAAACAAAAGACTATATGAATACCCCTTTTGCTAAGTTTGGTTCATCGTGTACGGTATCTGATGGATTTATCGAACGAGTGGCTAAGATGGGAGTCATGGATACTGCGTGTTCGCTCACGGAGGCAAAGGACAACAAACTTGCAAAGAAAACCGACGGTTCAAAAACGAAATCGGTACGTGGTATTGCTAACTTCATTGATGCTAATTTGGGTGGAACCGCCCAATCTAAAGACTGTGTTCTTATTTTATGCGAGGGACTCAGTGCTATGTCGGGTATTGTGTCTGGATTGTCGAGTGAAGACCGAAACACGATTGGTATTTATCCCCTGAAAGGTAAGTTGTTGAATGTCCGCGGAGAGCAAATAAAGAAAATTAGTGAAAATAAAGAAATCAACGATATCAAAAAGATTCTCGGATTGGAAACCGGAAAGGAGTATGAGACGATTGATGACGTGAATAAATACTTGCGATATGGTAAAATCATGTACATGACCGACCAGGATTTGGACGGGTCACATATTAAGGGTCTTTGTATCAATCTCTTTCATAGTGAATGGGCTTCGTTAGTGAAAATCCCAGGATTCATTTCATTCATGAATACTCCCATTCTTCGTGCTAAGAAGGGAGCACAAGTCAAATTGTTCTATAATGACGGCGAGTATAACCAATGGAAAGAAACCTTTGAAAATGGCGTTCCGACGGGATGGACGGTCAAGTATTTTAAGGGTCTTGGAACGTCTACCTCCGCAGAATTCAAGGAATACTTCGCAAATAAAAAGGTGGTTGACTTCGTTTATTCTGGAGAGCATAGCGATGATACTATTGACAAGATTTTCAATAAGAAGAGAGCAGATGACAGAAAGAAATGGCTGGGACAATATGACAAAGATTCCTATCTTGACACGAGCAATCCGTCCGTACAATATGAAGAATTTATTAACCAAGAGATGATTCATTTCAGCACCTATGATTGTGCTCGGTCTATTCCGAATATGGTTGATGGACTGAAAATTTCACTTCGAAAAATCCTATTCTCCGCATTCAAGCGTAAATTGACCTCAGAAATTAAAGTAGCACAGTTCTCAGGTTATGTATCAGAACATAGCGCATATCATCATGGAGAAGCCAGTTTGAATGGCGCTATCGTCAACATGGCGCAGAATTTTGTAGGCTCTAATAACATCAATCTTCTTGAACCAAACGGACAGTTTGGAACCAGGTTACATGGCGGCGATGATAGCGCATCAGAGAGATATATCTTCACTATGTTAAATTCACTTACACGTTCGCTGTTTCCAGATGCGGATGATTCTGTTCTAAATTATCAGAATGATGATGGCACAATTGTAGAACCAGATTACTATGTGCCTATTATTCCATTCGCACTAATTAATGGTATTTCTGGTATCGGTACAGGTTTCTCGTGTAGTATCGCACCATACAATCCCAGCACTATCATTGAGTATTTAAAGGGGAAGCTTACCAAAAAGGATATCAGTTCGATTGAATTCCTACCATACTACGAAGGATTTAAAGGGTCCGTCAGTAAAATAGCAGACCAGAAATACCTTATTAAGGGTGTGTACGAGAAGATTGCCGACGACAAGGTACGTATCACAGAACTACCTGTAGGTACATGGACTATGCCATATACATCATTCCTTGAATCATTAGTTGATGGGGGTACGGATAAAAATGGTAAGAAATCCAGTCCATTGCTTCGTGACTTCACTTCCATTTCTACAGAAGTTACGGTTGACTTTACCGTTGTATTCCCTCGTGGAAAACTCGCACAGTTAGAGGGCGAAGTTGATGCTAATAATTGTAATGGGGTAGAAAAAATATTGAAGTTATTCACTACCGTAAGTGCTACAAATATGCATATGTTTAATTCTGAATGTAAGCTTCACAAATACTCGTCACCCGAAGAGATTATTGATGATTTCTATGGAGTCCGCATTGGTCTCTATCATAAGAGAAAGGCGTATATAATCGCTGAAATGGAGAAGAAATTAGTACGTCTATCCAATAGGGCAAAGTATATTCAAGAAACCTTAGCTGGAACCGTTGATTTGAGACGAAAGAAGTCAGAACAAGTTACAGAGCTTCTAACAAAGAAACAATACGCAACCATTGACGGAGACTTTAAATACCTCATTAAAATGCCGATGGATTCCGTTACCGAAGAAAATGTCACAAATATTATGAAAGAAAAGGAAACCACAGAAACAGAACTAGATACTATCAGGAAAACTACCGTTGAGAAGATGTGGGTAACCGAACTCAATGCCTTAGAAAAGGAATACACTAAGTATAAGACTAAGCGTGAAAAAATCCAAATTGGAGAAGGGAATAAAACTAAGTCGCAAACGGCTTCCAAGAAAAAGGTGGTTATCAGAAAGAAAAAGTAATATAGTTATACGAATTGATTGAATACCATAACCAAATGATTTGTGTGTAATAATTATAGCACGTTTTTTATTCGTCGGTGTATATTACACAAAATTGAACTTGATAACGGTTTATTTCATACATAAACCCAAGCACACACTCTACCTCACTCACTATGGAAGATTTACTTATCAAAAATTATCGATACAGATTCACGTTGATAGGAAATGGAAATAGTAGACAATTTTCCGCTAAGTTTGATAAAATCTCTTCTCCATGTAAAACATTGTTTGTTACGGAATACAGTGATAAAAATGGAGATTACGATGGGATACGAACATTACCGTTTAGCTGGGTAACCAAAGTTGAACTTCTAGAAGATACATCGGAAGTAGAAACCGTACTATTAGATACAATTCCCGATACACGAAAGCGAAATAAACCACGACCCACTAAAATGACAAATAACTTTATGACATGATAAAAATGTCATTATATTGTAGTATTATGTTTTCAATACAAAAACGGACACTTCTTTTTTTACTTGCATGCATACCAGCAAGGCTTATAGTAGCATTTCTACCTCTCTACATTGACCCTTCCTATCTACCATACTATGGTTTATTACTGTTATTACCTACTTTAGGATTCCTCTATCTCTATTTTACTAATTTACGATTGAATGCGATTGAAGGAGGCGGACATACATGGTGGGCGGATTATCGGTTACTTCACGGTATTCTATACTTATGTGCGTCTATATACGCACTTCAAGAAAAAATACTCGCCTGGGTTCCATTAACAATTGACGTTGTCTTGGGGCTTGTATTTTTTACAATTCAGCATTTGTAGTCTTTCTGTATACGGTATACGTATACATCTGTGAAGATTTAACAAATCCGTTCTCTACATAAAACACAACAATCTCCCGTATGTTTGTTGTGTTTTATATTGTTGGTGAAACAGACCGCGCATACTTTATGTTTACATCTTGGAATTACGTAGTTGGATTCTTCAAATTCACACATACATACAGGACATGTTTCCGCCTCAGGAGTGGTTAACGTCATTATCTTTATGGTTTCGTCACATTTAACTAGGCTTTTCTGTATAGCATTCGCCGTTTCGGTGTAATAGTCCTTGTTGTATGAAACGGTATTTTCATTGTTTTCATCAATAATTACAGGGTATTGTAACTTTAAATTATCGATTTCTTGTTGAGTTGTTTTTTTTAAACTACTTGGATATTGATTGTAGTGAATGAAGTTATCTAGGTCATTCTTCATTTGCAATTCTTTAAAGAACTGGTCCATTTCTTCGTCTGACATTTTTAAATTATGCTATTAATAAGCATTGAATAGGTTGTAATTATTTATAACGGTAAAAGGTTTTCAATTTTATGTGTGTTCGAATATTATCTCCTGCTATTACATAAATGGTGTATAGTGGCGCTAAACGGAGTAGTCAAATGACGAGTTATATGAATGGGGATTTTGGTGGAGGTCCAATCAAGGCGGGTTTACCTTACATGGTAGGTAGAACCTCAGCGGTTAGTTTTGCGTTTAGACAGACTTCGCAAAATCTTACAATTTTGAAAGGACGTAAATATATGCTTAATAAAGTTTTACAGTTAGCGATTACTACCCTTTCAGCTAAACAACTTATTGCCGATTCTGCGGTAAATACGCTAACCAATGCTGATACTATGTTGTTACCTGATAAATATAATGCTGCGATTGCGTTATATGGCGATGGAACACAATTCGACGATAGTACTGATATTAATGCGGCGTTAGCTGGTCTAACCAGCCCAGCGGACGATGCGAAAATTACTGCTCTTAACGAGATTGTCACCGCAAGAACTTCTAAAAACGATGCTATTGACGCATTGAACCTAGCTACTCAAGAATTATCTCTAGCTCAATCAGAAAAAGACGCAGCACAAACCGCATATGATAATGCATAAATATTCTGTATTCTACTTATACACCGTGTAAATCCATCTCATTGAAATTCATAGATTCTACTCGATGAAGGGATGTAAGTAGACGTGTATTCTCATATTTTTTATCTAGTTGTGTATTTAGTTTATCGAGGAAACGTATTTCATTTATCTTGTCTTCAATTGTCCTTGGAGTTTTGAAGGCAATGTTAGGAACACAATATAAGAACGTGTATGTATGGCTATACAACGGTTTGGGGGATTTCATAGATTGATTACTACTATTACTATATCATGAATTCTTTCAATTTTCAACAAAAAATACACTATTTACAAATGTATTTTTCGAATCTCATTTTATCTTATTAGCAACTGATTCGTCTTTTGCGAACATTCTTTTTCAAAAACTTGTAAATTATCAAATGATCGTAATTTATAAATTTATTGCTTATGTTATCAAAACAACCCTTACAAATTACCTTTGTTGTGTTGAATGTATGAGGAAACGACCAATGACATTGTTTTCGTTTGCAAACTCCGTTTCCACATTTATCACATTCATATGATATCCTCTCTAACTCACATTCCGAACAGGTTTCTTTGTTTCCTATACAGTCGAATGACGCGCCCCTCCTTGTTGGTACAACAAAACTCATTGTTACTTATTATGTTATATTACTTTTATGCGAAAAAGATTTTCAATTTTGTTGTTTTTATTGGAACCCTCCTTTGAATGTATATTATAAGTATGAAACGATATATCTTTTTAGGTCAAGCAACGACAAAACACGGCTGGTTTTTACATCTTGTAGTGCTATGAGCGCATTCTTTCTTCGGTTCCAGTTCGCGGCTTTCTTGCGAAGAGTGTTAATATTGTCTCCTTTGTATGACTTAGCCTCCCAGAACATCTCATGCATAATGGTCACGTTGGAAACGTCCCATTTACTAAGGTCTCCATTGAATGACTTAGCCTTCCAGAACATAGACCTCATATTGGTCACCTTGGAAACGTCCCATTTACTGATGTCTCCATTGAATGACTCAGACCAAGAGAACATATTATTCATATATTTGACGTTGGAAACGTCCCAGTTACTAAGGTCTCCATTGAATGA